TTACTTGTTGCTGTATAACTAAAACAGTATGTTCCAGCAACATTAGGCAAAAAAGAATACGCGGGAACTGATATACCATTTAATGTTGCAAGACTTGATGTCGCATTAAAACAACCTCCAAGGTCAAAGTCTTTTGTATTAAGTGGGACTAAGCTAGTACTTCCTGAATGGTTTGTTTCAGTAGTTAATCTTGCACGAAAGGCTGGCTTATTATTAAGAACAAAATCATCAATATCTGGTAAAGTTATTACTCTGTTATTACTAGATGATGAGGGTGCTTGTAAGCTTACTGACCCACCACCTGATGCTGCGTTTAGTTTAATCTTTGCGGTCATTTATCCAGCCTCCAATGCAGCGACTTTTGTTTCTAATGTTTCAATTTTAGCAACAGCTTCTTGTAATGCAGCAGTTAACAAGGGAACAAGTTTACTGTGATCTATTGCTTGATTAATTGGATCATTTAAGGTTCCCTCTACAAAGTCACCAGCATCAATCATTGCTTGTGTAACAACTGCATCTTTTGTTCCTGTAATAGCTTCTGGAACTATTGAGCTAACTTCATGTGCAAAAAATCCATCTAATATTGTAGAACTATCAGTTTTAAAATTAAATTTGTAAGGTTTTAATTGTTTTAGTCTTGATATTCCATCAGATATTGCTACTTCATTTTCCTTTAGTCTGTAATCAGAAGATGTGTTATATGATGTACCACTGCCACCTGTCTGAATAGAGCCTACATTGCCATTAGGGTTTGAAAATCTTATCTGTGATCTCGCACTAGTAGTGTTTCTTGAACAATTTATTACGGTATGACCATTTGTATTCGTATTAGCAATATTTAAGTTTCCAGTAACACTATCAAAAGCATTACTAGTTGTATTTATCATCATTTTTCCATCTGCGTCAAGCCTCGCTCTTTCTAAATCATTGGTAGCAAATTGAATAAAACCATTTTCAGCATTATATATTTGTGCATCTGTAGCACTTGACATACCTATAAAATAGCCAGTTGAAGATCCATGACCTTTAATATTTATTTTTGAATCACCTGAACTTACAAGAGTGAGCTGTTGACTAGGACTTGTTGTCCCAAGACCTAAATTTCCAGAACTATTTACTGTTGCTCTAGTCGTTCCTCCTGTATTTATATTTACAGTATCAGTTCCAAAATTTATTCCTGTGTTACTATCTGTTCCCTGTAATGCTGGTGCGGAAGCTGATCCATCAACCCCAGAAATACCAGTAGTGCCGTTAATGTTTAGAGCCATAATTAAAGAATAACAAGGATTGCACCAGATGGCACTGTTATGGTGACACCTGAATTGATTGTAGGAGACACGGTATGGGCGTGTTTATTTGCCGTTAATGTGTAATTGGTAGTAACATTTTGGTCTGTCTCAACAAACACCTCATCAGTACCGCCACCAGTAGCACCAGCACCTCCACCAATTTCACCCCAGCCTGTGTTTTTGTACCCCTCAAAGACATTGAGGGTACTGTTATAGCGAAACATACCCACTGCTGGGCTGCCGTCCCTCTGAGCCGTTGTTCCTACAGGTAAATTTAAAGAGCTTGTGTAGTTATGAGTTACCTTTCCTGTAAAAGTCCCACCAGCAACAGGCATCAAACCCAAATTTGCCTGAGTTACATTTCCGATTTCAATATATCCGTTATTTGATGCGTTTCTTAATTTGAGAAGGTTAGAAGTTGTATTAACTGATAATTGAAAAGCTACTTGTGTACCACTAGGGTCTGCTGATCCACTATTTAAACTTTGAATAGCGGCAAACACATTATTAAGATCAGCCCTGACAGCAGAACCAGTACCATTAGCAATCGTATAATCTGCGACTTGTGCCATTTAAAAAATCATCTTGTGCCTATTCTACCCTCCTTTAGCAAAACCGACAGCTTGATATGTGAAATTCCTATTTACTGTACTTGATCCGTTTTTAAAAGTGATTCTAAATCCTGTGCCTGTTATATTTGTTAATTCAAAGAAATCACCGCTTTGCATATTTTGACTTGTAATTCCAATACTAGGAAGTCTGCTGTTTGCTCCACCTAAAGCCGAAGTCCCAACAAAAAATGGTGATTGAAATGTGACATCAGTTGCACCGCTTGATGTTATCACTGCTGGACTTTGTTCTGTTCTTCTACTAAATGACGCTGTATATCCAAGCTCTGTAACTTTAATATTTGTTGATGTGTCTTTTGTCTCCATATTGCATTTAAATTTAAATCCTCTGCCTTTGTAAACACCATTTGTAAAACTTTGAAAAGGCGTAAATGTAGGACTACCAGAACTAGGATTGTCTTGTGTGACAGCAACTAATACATCTGATGAAACATCTGCAATATCAATCCCATCAAAATCTGTTCTTGCGTCTAAATCAGCAATGGCATCAAAATCATCATTAGGTAAAAAACCGATTGATTTTAAATGACGTTTGAAATCAACTGTAAATACTGCCCCAAGATCAATGACATCATTAAATTCATAACTACCAGTAAGTGATAAGCCACCAGCAGCGTCTAGTGAACTGACCGCATCAAAATCTGGTATTGCATCAAATAAACCAACACCTAATAATTTTATAAAAGTACCTGTATCATCTAAAGCAACATTTGTTTTTGCACCTTGAAATTTTGGATTATCTTGATCCTCTCGTCTTGTAAGTGCAACAAAACTAGGTTGCTCTGTTGGTAGGTCAATAATAACAGAACCTTCACCAGCACTAAGGTTTCCCGTATCGTCCTCAAATTTTAAAATATATTCTCCTTCAAGTCTAGGAACAACAACAGATGTTGAGTTTCCAGCAATTTTGTCTAGTTCTTGTGCTGTAAAAAATGTACCATTTCCATCTGTTAAAACATCATGCCTGATAATAACGAATCCACCATGCAACACATCAAGAGCCGTTGATTGGTCAAATCTAAGTCTTACATTGCGATCATCAACAGGTTCAATAGTTACATTTGTTGGATTGTCAGGCAGTGCAGTTTTTCCTAAAGCATTTAATGTAAGTTCAGATGGAGTTGCACTTGGTTTATCAATAGCATTAAAACTAAATACTCTTATTTCATAAGTACCCTGTTGACTGTTTTCTATATCAAAAGTATTACTGATAACGTCTTGAGATATAAAGTTACCATTATTGAATCTGTATTGAACTTGATATTTGTTTACACCTAAAACAGGCTGCCAATTAAGAAATATTTTACTTACAGCTTTTCCATCAATAACAACTATTTTTTCTTCACCTGATAAGTTACTTGGAGAATCTTTTAATGATGTTAAAACAGTTGTGGTTCGACTTGGAAGTGCAGTCCCATCTTCAACAAAAGCATATTTAGCTGGATCATGTGCCAGTGCTGTAACGTCAAAAGTTAGGTCAGCATTTTCTTTTACAGTTATCACACGCCATGTAGTTGCTTGTAAAGTGTCGTTTTGAATTATAAAAACAGAGTTTGGATTAGGGGCAGCACTAAAGGCAGAACCGACAGTTATTGTTGTTCCTGAAATATTGGTTACTGTTTTAGTTTCAATGGTTCCATCTGGCAAAATTACAGATAAAGTTGCGTTATTGGTTGAATCTAAATCAGTATTTGTGGAATCATCTACAACAATAGAAGTAGTCGTTGCGGATTTTATCTTGCCACCTCTTCTAAGTCCAGCTTTGACAGGATCACTAATCGAAATTATTTGACCGCACCTAACTAAAGTTCCAGACTCGGCAGTAATTTTAAATTGACAAGATTCTCCAGATTTTTGCTCATTATATAAAAACCATTTACCCATTCTTGCGGCTTGCCCTCTGCTGGTACAACCAAAACTCCGAATTGTTTTTACGACTGTTCCATATTTTGCGATAGCTGCTGTATCTTCTACAGTTTCATAGTCTATCTCTCTTGTGTCTAAATCAAAATATCCAACATTAATAACTGTATGTCTTGTTTTTAAAGAAGAACCACTATATGAGAACCCTTCCTCTGTCACGTTTGCAAGAGTAAATTGATAAACAGGATCAGAGGGGCGATCACCAGAGATAGAAATACTACCAGCCGCATAAAATGGCATAACTCGCATTGTTGAACAAATTTCGTTTATCAAATTAAATGCCTCTCTTTGTTGGGTAATATTTACATTTATTGAAAATCTGGCCTCTTGCCCTCCTTCTCCATCATCTACTAATTCGTTGTTATAAACAGATTGATTATAAAATGTATATTGATCTAAAGAACTCTCTGCAACTGATAAACCATATCTTGTATTTGTAAGAATATCCCAAAGCACCCAAGCTGGGTCTGAGTGCCATTCTTTATCAGTTTTAAATGTTCCATTAAAAGTACCAGCATAAGTTATACGACCAGTTTGTATATCAACTGTTGCATTATGTGGAATCTTTGTTTTGATTCCTCTAAGCCTAAATGACCTTTTTGGGATTCTTGGGAAGGATTCTGCACTGAATCGTAAAGCTAAATGTGCGGTATTTGGATAAGCATTTTTTTTAAATATTATTTCTGTCATACTTGACCAGCTAAACTCTGTAAACTCTGGACTTACAGTATCTTCATTTGATCTGGTAACTCTTATGTTTATTGGAAAACTGGCATTTGAAGGTATGTTGACCAAATAATCCCTAAAATATGCATTTGTTGATCTTCCTCTAATAGTGTCATTTATTGGCGTTGTTGTCGTTCCATTATTTTGTATTATCTGAACCAAAACTTTTGCAGTAGCACCAGCTATCTCTCCATTGTCTTGAACTTTTTGAATACTAGGAAAAGAAATAGTTACTCTTACAGCATCAACTGAGGTATTTGATACTGCTCTTGTAATAGGATTTCCAAAGGTAACAGGAACTCCAACAGAACTCTCTGTTTCTATATTTGATATACCGCTAATAAAAGTTTGATCTGAAGTCCCAAATCTAGGTTCAAAGCCAACATCTTGAAAATTGAAATTTCCTTGTGCTGGTGATGTATTACTGGCAGAGGTTTGTAAAAGTTGTGTCCCATTCAAAAATATATCCTTTTGAAAAGCATTGTTATATGCAGTTGTTCCTTTTGTTAAACCAGCTTTTGATGCTGTTGCTGATCCTTCGATTTCGCCCTCACCAACTACTTCAACAAG